AGTACTTAATCGCTGGCGTTCTACCAGGCGTTAACCAAAGCGGCGGTAGATATTTCCGATCTGACCGTATGGACTGGAGCCAGTACATGACTGAGATTTTCGATCGCTCTGGGTTTAATGGCCCTATGTCTATAGCGACCTCGATGATGCACGCAGATAAATGGGGCAAAACACCTCTCGCGCCTTTACTAGGTCCAACCTATGACCTAGTAGAATCAGCAGTGATAGATGGTTGGGAAGTGATCCCTGACCGAATTATTCCGGGCTATAGCCTCGTCTACTAAAGAGTAAATTAAATGAGCATATTCACTGCATTACTTGGACCCATTGCTGACTTAGGAAAGACATACTTAAACAACAAGGCGGAAGAGAAGCAGGCAATACACACAGCGAAGTTGAATGTTATCCAGAATGACGCTGATTGGGAGGCGAAGATGGCAGACGCGTCTGCCAGTTCGTGGAAGGATGAGTTTTGGACTATAATATTAGCAATACCAATATTTATGGTCGGCTACGCAATCGTGGCGGGCGATATGACGGTCGTGGAGCGTGTACAACAGGCCTTTGTCACCCTCAATGACTTACCTGAGTGGTATCAATACTTACTTTTTATCGCGATTTCTAGCTCCTTCGGTATCAAAGGCGCGTCGAAACTGATGGGGATGCGTAAATGAACGACGAAGAATACGCACGCCGTTTTGATCGGCTAGAGCTAAAAATAGATAAGCTCGCAGAAGTACTAACGAATGTAGCACGCGTTGAAGAACGATTGGTTGGGGCGGACGCACGTTTAAAGCGACACGAGTACAGACTCGACGAGAGCGAGAAAAAACTTGACGAGCTTACAGAAGTTGTCTCTAAAACCGCCCAATTAGTAAAAATTGGACAGGCCCTGGTCGGATCAATATGGGTTTGCTTGTTGAGCTTAATAGCATACTTGATGAAGGGTGGATAATGTTTAAGTATTTTAAAATCGAAGATTTTGACTGCCAAGAAACCGGCAAGAATCAGATGGACGTAGACTTCATTCACGCCCTCGATCGGCTGAGGGCCGCGTGTGGGTTTCCGTTCGTAATAACGTCTGGATACCGCTGCCCAGAGGGGCACTCTATCGAGAAAGCGAAAAACATTCCTGGCACCCATGCCCAAGGGATCGCGGCGGATATAGCTGTCGATGGGGGTGCTCAGCGCAGAGCAATCGTAAACCACGCGTTAGCGATGGGTATGTCAGTCGGCGTGGCTAAAACCTTTGTTCACGTAGACATCAGAAAGTCAGTTCCCGTTCTCTGGTGCTATTAACTACTAGCTTTATATTAGCGTGACTAATATAATCATACAATCTATAGGTATAAATGATGGCTTATTCAGACACGCTTAATCTAGTAACAGGCGATACGCTGCCGGAACTGACTTTCACTCTAAAGGACAGTAACACCGCCGCGGCTGGATTAACTCTGGACGAGAATAATAGCAACACCTGGGCCCCAATCAACGTAACAGGCGCAACAGTAATACTGCGACTCAGAGAGCTAGGGAGCACGTCGGTCAAAGCCGCTTTGACCTGCACAGTGACCGACGGCGCTGCTGGAAAGGTAGCCACGGATTTTCCTGCAGGGACACTTGATACAGCTGGAACTTTCGAGGGTGAACTCGAGCTGACCTTCCCTAACGGAGGCAAGCAGACAGTAAACGACTTAATTAAGTTTAAAGTACGTAGTGACTTTGATTAATGGCATATCGCGTTGTAGTCGACAAACCACGCCACATCCGTGCTCTAGCTAGCAGCGCGAAGATTGTTGTCGCCGACGCGAAACTCGAAAAGACTCAGGTTGTTATAAGTAGTGCCTCTTACGCAGCTTCTATAAGCTCACGTGTTTTGAACGCCTTCGCAGCGTATACAAAACCTGTTACTCAAATTCATTACCAGAATCTCACTGCCATCGATATGGCGCTGGACCCATTCTCCTTAAACAAGTACTTCCGTTTAGAAGCGTTTAATGTGGATGACTTAGCCACAGTCTCCGTTGAGAAACGGCCCGTCGATACAGTGGGCACCAGCGACCAGGTTCAGAGTTTTCAGCTGGGTAAAGGCATCGCCGACAATCTCCGAATTGGTGATTTCGCGTACATATTGCTCGATATCCGCCGTAACTTCGACGAGGTTATAGCTTATAGCGACGCTCAAACGCTCGTCGTCGGTCTGAACAAGAGCGAGTCTTTTGGTTTCTATGACGCGACGACGCGGTTTTTTGGGAAACGCGCCACTGATACTGCAGTTCTGACAGAAGCCGCTGCTGTTTCTTTTTCTACTTCCTTCTCGGATAGCGCTAGCCTCCTAGAGCAACTGAGTCGTACGGTACTGTTTAACCGCTCTTTTACTGAGACTACTAGTCTTTCAGAGGCGGCCACAACCCTAGTAGGCAAGGGGTTCCAAGACAACGCTTACGTCACAGAGTCGTTCGACCGTATTGTTGCCTATGATAGAGGATTCACTGAGTCATTCGGGACCGTGGACAACGATTCGCGAACCGTGGGCAAAGGACTGTTTGATGCGCCTGTGATGCTAGACAATTTCTCTCGCACCGGGTCGTTTGTCAGAGCGTTCAGCGATGCGTTTACCTTGGACGACTTCACGGACGTGAATGCAATCCAGAAGGACACTACAGCTTCCAAAACCAACATTATTGGGTTCTCTGAGACCCAGACATTCGGCACGACAAAAGCGGTGCAGGATGTGGCGGCGGTTACAGATCTGACTGCCCTAGCGACTGCTCGTCCCGCTACGGACGGTCTCTCAGTCACCGAAACATCCGCTACCACTGTAGAGAAGCCTTTTGCGGACTCTAGTAGCGTCACTGACGTATTCCAGCGGGCAAACATATATAACCGCGATTTTGTTGAGACCCAGCCAATTACTGAGGTTCTATCAACCGCCGTCGGTAAGTCGCTCGCGGATGCTTCAGTAGTTACAGAAGATCTTCAGCGCCAGGTCACATACAACCGGGCGTTTTCAGATGCGGCAGCTGTAACTGAGGTCTTCCAAAAGGTAACAGTATTTAGTCGAGTCTTCGCTGATACCCCAATTATGTCTGAAAGCAGTTCGGCTGCCTTCGGTAAAACTCTTTCTGACGCAGCGGTAATGTCAGAAACACTACAACGGGATGTTGTCTTTAACCGAACTTTCTCTGACGCAGTTAGTTTTGCTGAGCAATCAGTTGCGGCCTTTGAGAAAGGGCTTAGTGACTCTGCGTCAATCACTGAATCAATCCAAATTACAACGGCGTCTCTGGCGTCTTCTGTATTAAACGCTGGTGCGCTGAACAGTTCGCCACTCAATAACTAGGAGCAATCCCAATGCTACATGATAATTTCAAAATGATTGGCCACCTGACGATCGCAATCAACGAAGCGGTTGTTCAGGAAGTACCAAACCTGGTGGTTACCGACGGAAAAGAATTCGTTGCTAGCCGAATGAAAGACGCCTCAACCGCTGCTATGTCACACATGGCGATCGGTACTGGCTCTGCAGCCGCTGCTGCTGCTAACGCAGCGCTTGGTTCGGAAGCAGATCGTAATGCGCTGACCTCGACCACCGTTTCGGGCACTACTGTTACTTACGTAGCGACCTTTGGCGCGGGCGAAGGCTCTGGTGCTATTACTGAAGCCGGTTTGTTCAACGCAGCCTCAGCCGGTGTGATGTTATGCCGCACTGTGTTCGCGGTAGTTAACAAAGGTGCTAGTGACTCTATGACTATTACTTGGACTGTAACAGTAAGTTAATCCAACTAATAATCTGAGGAGTTCGGCATGGCAGTAGTTTTTTCAAACAACGCTACAACGGCGTTGGCATCTAGTGTTACGAGCTCGGCAACGAGCATTACTGTTCAAGACGGCTCTGTATTCCCGACTCTTAGTGGGTCGGACTATACATACATAACTCTTGAAGATCTCGCAGGTAATGTTGAGATTGTAAAGCTCACTGCTCGTAGCGTTAATGTACTAACCATAGTCCGCGCCCAAGACGGTACGTCCGCACGCGCGTTCGGTATTGGCTCAAAGTGCGAGCTTAGGTTAACTGCTGCCCTGCTGAATGAAGTTGCTGCCCAGGCAGACACTGACACAAACACGACATACACAGCGGGTAGTGGTCTAGCTCTAACGGGCACCGTGTTCTCGAACACCTCTCCTGACAGAACTGTTGCCTTGACTGGTGCCGGTGCTACCAGCATATCTGGCACTTACCCGAACTTCACAATCACTAGCACTGACACTAACACCGTATACACGCACCCATCATCTCACCCTATTAGTTTTATTACTGGGTTGCAGGCTGCGTTGGATGGCAAGGTAGACGACTCTCAGGTTCTAACGAACGTACCAGCTGGAGCGTTGTTTACGGATACGGTGTACACGCTTCCGTTCGCAGACAACTCAGCTAACTGGAACACAGCTTACACCTATTCTCAGGTCGGACACTTACCCCTTGCTGGCGGTACGTTGACCGGTTCTCTATCTGGTACTACAGCCACTTTTACCTCAGACTCTAATGCTCTAACAATACGCACTGCATCAAATGGTCAAGGAGCTGAAATTAGGTTTAGCGACCAAATAGCTGCTACGCCACAATTTGGCTATCTCACTTATTTTCATAGTGATACGGTATCTTACGGGAGCGGAAATGCATTTATATTTAGCTCTGCAGAAGCTACAACAACAATATTAGCTGACGGCAAGCTGATGTACAAAGAAGGTTTATACCTGAAGCCAGCAACAGGAACAGGTGCAGGTACGCGCAAAGACTTAAACTGGGACACAGCTTACGGCTGGGGCGACCATGCTTCACAGAGCTACGCCACTCAGTCCTACGTTGGCACAGCTATTAGTAATCTGGTAGATAGCTCACCTGCTACGTTAGACACGCTCAACGAGCTTGCTGCTGCGTTAGGCGATGACCCTAACTTTGCTACTACGGTAACAAACTCTATTGCTACGAAGTTGCCTCTTACTGGAGGTACTCTGACTGGTGCTTTAACAGTAAACGATGTAAAAATAACAGGCTCCGCTATAGGTAATACAGCAGCAGCACTAACATTTCAGCCAAACGCGGCATATAAATGTATTCACCCCACGTCACTTGACGGAGTACCACATGCAGACTCTATTAGCTGGGGCTGGTCGAACAATAAGTGGAAAGATGGTTGGTTCTCTGGAGTCCTTTACGCAAACGGCGGAAACTCTGCAAACTGGAACACAGCTTACGGCTGGGGTAACCATGCAGGAAACTACCTGCCCCTTGCTGGCGGTACGCTGACTGGTGGTTTAACAGGTACTACGGCTACGTTCTCAGGCGACCTAAATACCGAATCAGATATTAGAGTAGGCACAACCGCTGGCGGAATTAACCAGACAGGTATTATTAAAGAAAATGGCAGTGCTTATGGATTAGGGCTTTTTACATGGGGCGATACTGCTCCAGTGCAGATAGGGGGCGGCTCGGTAAACCTCCAAAAAGAAGCAGGCGGCGGTGTAGATCTCAAGATAAACGGCACCACAGTAATAAACTCAAGCCGTAATATAAGCA